CGGAGGTATTGAGGCCAAGAATGCTGGTGATGATCTCATAGATGCCATGATGGATCTTCCGGACGAACTCAGCTTCGACGCGGCGAAGGAACTCAGGTCGAGGTTGATTGCACGCGTGGACGAGTTCAGCGTGTTTAACAAGAAAGCCCCAGCGATAGGCAAAGCCAAGAAGATGATCAGTATGCTGGACGAGCAGATCGGGATGGCATTGAAACGTCTGGACAAAAATGCAAATTCACTGTATAAATTAACTGATGTGGACAAAAAAGCAATAAGTGTTTTTACTGGTGAAGAAGGTCCGGGCATGCTACTGGAAATGCGCAGAGGAGAAAAAAACGGTATATATTCTGAATATATAAATGATTTAGACAATGCTGTTAGTAGGTCGGTATTATCTTCTGATTCGACGGTATGGAGAGGGTTTCAAGACGTTGAAGGCATTTTTGATAATATAAAACCTGGAGATACATTTACTGATCCTGCATTTGTATCTACATCAAAAAGTAAAGGGGTGGCTAGGGATTTTATTGACAATACTGTGAATGACATACAAGATCCGGTTATGATAGAGATAAAAACCAAAAAGGGGAGTATTGGTTTGGAAACTGGGTCTGAATATGAAAACGAAGTGATTTTACCAAAAAACTCAAAGTTCAAAATAATAGAAGTTGTAAATAATCCAGACATAAAGGAAGCTGGAAAACTAATTAGAATGGAATTAATAGATGGTAGTATGAATGCAACATCTGGTGAAAGTGCTTACGACGCGTGGCGCACCGCCAACAAGTTCTACCGTGACGGTCAGGAGAAGTTCAACTCCACGTTCCTACGTCGCATGGTAAAGCTTGCCGATGATACCGGCACCGGCGCGGAGAACATAGCTCCCCAGATCTTCAGGCCGGGACAGGTCAGCCGTGTCCGCAAGGTCAAGGCAGCGTTGGGATCCACGTCCTCCGAGTGGAAGTCCATGCAGGGGTTCTTTATGCAGCACATCCTGAGCAAATCCACGGATACCTCTGGGGCTATTGTAGGTACACGCCTCCTCAACAATATCTCGGGTAAGCCGGGAAGCTTCGGAACTGCCATGATCCACGAGACATTTTCCCCTGCCCAGGTCGAGGCGCTGACTATGTTTGGTCGTGCGGCCAAAATTGCCCAGGCACGCCAGGCCGAGGGTGCGGGTAAGGTCCTAATCCAACTCACCCAAGCCGGAGCAGTACTCACGTTGGCAACTAAGGGTCTGGAACTTCCAGCCGCAACGGTCATATTTGGTCCGGAGATACTCAGTAAAATTATGCTCAACCCTGCAGCGAATCGGTGGTTGACCGAGGGAATACTGTTGCCGGTTGGATCCGAGCGTGTTGGGGGGGTTGTGGCAAGATTAACCGAAGCTGCGTGGCGGGTTAACCATGGGGTGAACAAAGGTCCCAAGGAATTCAACAAAAAGGTTGCGGACATTCCCAGCAACATGAGTAATACCGAATTAATGTTTAAATACCGATTTGATAAGGGAGGAAGATAAATGAAACGTTATGGAATACTATCGACAGTAATTGTTGTAGCAGCAGTACTGATGTTTGCGTGTGTATATACCAACGCGTCCGATGTTGCGGAGTTGGCCCCCAACCCCAAGTTTGTGGCCATCGACGCTAACGGTGATCCGTACTCGGGAGGCAAACTTTACACGTATGAAACTGGCACCACAACCCCCAAAACCACATGGACAAGTTCCACCAAGGGAACTGCCAACACCAACCCGGTTATCCTAGATTCGGCTGGGCGTGCGGATGTGTGGATTGATTCATCTTCAAGTGCGTACAGGTTCAAACTCCTAGATTCCGACGACAACGTAATCTGGACTGTGGATGGGGTAAGTGAAATTCGTCAACTCACTACCGACGCGACGTGGTTGATTGGACACGAATCTGATGGAAGCCATAGAGCTTATAAACTTATGAGTTCATTTGACACGTTGACGGAGGCCCAGGCTGATGTAGGTAATGATTATATTTTGGTGATTGACGAGGACGTATCACTCGCTCAAAATGTTACGTTTACGACATCGCAGGAGATAATGTTCACTCCTGGAAGCGTGATAACACTTGGTGCACATGATCTGGTAATATACCAGAATCTCGATTGGGGAAATTCCCAAATCTTCGACTGTTCAGGTGGAGGTGTGGTGTCTGGACCCAAGTGGGTGAACGTAGCATGGTATGGAGCCGATCCTGCGGGGGATGCTCTGGGGGAGTTCCAATCCGCAATTGATACGATAGCCTCCGGAAGTAGCGGTGGAGTGGTGTACATCCCAAAAACCTCTAGTTACTACAGTGCATCAGGAACGTTGGATGTTGAAACTTCTATGATAATCAAGTCCGAGGGGGCTAAGATTGTAGGTGTAACGTTTAATATTAAAAATTCATCTGCATCCACGGTGATCTCGGGAGTCATCATTGATAATCTTGAATTGGATGGTGATGATGCTGAAGCTATTGGCATACATTTGAGTAGTGCAACTGGATGTACTATTACCAATGTGTATGCTTATGATTATACCGATCAGGGCATTTTGATAGACGACGCCAACGGGGTGGGGTCAAACTTCAATACAGTAGATAATTACAAGTGGGATGCTATGGTAGATGCATCATCATCATCTGCAGACGGGATCAAGCTCAGTGGTGAGAACAATGATCTACAAATCTCCAACAACCACCTTGGATCCATCCACGGATACTACGACGACGGCAACCTGGTTACGTTTGAGGGTGGATGTTCCGATAATGTTATTAATATGATTTGGGGATCTCCGGAGTCAGGTGGGACCGGATATGCGATCGATCTTCAGGATGGAGGGACGTACTATCCCAACCAGAACATATTTGGACACGTGCAGGGCAAAGTCCATGCTGAGGCAAACACATATGCAAATCAAATCGTAAGTATGGATAGTAGTGGATCGTCTGTGGAGTTGGATTCTGGGGCCGAAATGGCATACTCGGTTACACACTCAGATTCCAAGATTTACCAAACCCACACATATAAAATGGTCGATACCATTCGTGTAAGTACCATAGAGATAGTACCCATTACTGCTGTCCGCTATGTTACTAATACCACATGGCCGTGTATAGAATTTTCCGATGGTGATACCGACTATGCTTCGTTTGTGATACCAGCTCCCAGAGGTTGGGGCAATGGAGACATTACCCAAATAACATTGTACTACACCGGAGACGACAACGCGTCGTCCGAATCTGTGGTGGTGACTCCCGACTTTAGGGGAGTGGCTGATGGGGAATCAGTACCAACCAGTATGTCATCCACCACATATACAATCGCCATGGATGACACTGCAGGAAAAATGAAAGTGGTTGATGTGGACATTGCGGACTCCGAATATACAGAGGGTGATGCAGTATTCGGGTACATCATGCGCTCAGGGGCTGATGGGTCTGACAGCTTTACCGGGACGTGGGAACTGCTAGCCATCGGAATAACGTTCGTGGGTGATGGACCCGCAGCTGGAAGTTACGACGTACCATAATCACTTGGATTTTTTGTGTTTGTGTTCTGCCCAGGCACGTTTGAGTTTGGGCAGAACAGTCATAATCCCGTCAGATGCACACTCACAAACATTAGTAAGTATATCGTGGTTAAACATAAACACGTAACTAGCATGATCGTTGTAGTACCGCATGGTATCCCTGAATCTGCACCGATCGATTGTAAGCAACGCTTCCAGGGCTTCGTGTAAAAGAGATCCAAATATCTCTGGCCACGATACATCCAATCCTATAGTTATCTTTGCTGGTGTTCTATTGTTTTTGGTTTGTTCGCTGGATAGTAACATGAATTCGGCCCCATCCCCCTCTCGAACGTATACCTCAAATGCGCTATATCCAAACTCGAAAGTTCCAAGTGATTTTGGTTTCATTTGCTCATACTCCCCCATTTTCGTCCGGACTTGAAATCAACTGATAGCGGCACCATGAATCCTGGAGGTGCCGCATCCTCCATAACGGACTTGATTATAGGCTTAATTTCGTCTAACACACCTAGGTGCACCTGCCACACAATGTCGTCATGGATCTGGATCAACGGACGCAAGGCAGTGCCATAGCGTCTATATGTCGGAACCAAGCGTCCCATGGCCTCTTTAATGATTCCCTGAGCACCCATTTGAATTGGGGCATTCCCAGCCTGACGTTCAGAGTCAAGGCGTATCCACTTGTTGGACGATCGGATTCCGGGGATGTAGCGCCTACGACCCCACATATCCACGACGTAGCCATAGCGCTTAGCGTGCTGCCCGTTGGCCTTCATGTATGCAGCCACGCCAGAGTAAATCTTAAACCACGCCTCGATCATGTGTTCGCAGTCGTCCAAGGACCAATTGCCAGCGCCCCCAGTTGACAGTTCGCGCTGGAGTCCCTTGCCGGTGATGAGGTTGAGGATTCCGAACCCAACACGTTTGGCTGGATATCGGTGCTTCATCTCGTCAATGTTGCAGATGGGGACTCCAAACATCTCCGATGCGGTTACGGAGTGGATGTCGACGCCTTCCCAAAATATCTGCATCATTTTGACGTCTTCGGCGTCGGCGGCTGCATAGCGCATCTCCACCTGCGAATAATCGCCGGACAGGAACACGTGATCAGGATCAGTTTCATAACAGTCCCGTACCATACGACCTTCTTCATTGCGGACCGGTTGTGCCATGAGGTTTGGTTCTGCAGAGGACAGACGACCAGTGGCCGTCCGCGTCATCTTGAGCGACGTTCGGATACGCCCATCGTCGGACAGCATCGCCGGGATGGCGTCGGCGTATGAGGATTTGAGCTTGGAGTATCCACGGTACTCGATGATTTGGTTGACCACCGGATGGTATTCCACGTAGCGCTTAAGAATGTCAATGCCGGTGCTCCGGTCCGTCTTGGCCTTCTTTGCCCTATGGGATCCACCTCGGTCCTGCAGCCGCAAGTGATCATAAACAAGTTCCCCGATTTGAACCGACGAATTGGGGTTGATGGCCGTATCGGGGAAGAATTTGCCCACGGACTTCTCGATCTGGGATTGGAGTTTGTCCATTTGGGACTGAAAGTACACCGACAGTTTGGCGAACGATTCCCGGTTGACGGGCATGCCGTTAGCCATCATATCGATCACCATCTGCATGGCCTTCATGTCGCGCCAGAATGTGTCCGTTTGTCCGGTTGCAAGTAGCCGTTCCCATAGTATGGGCCATATCCGGATCGTCGCGTCGGCATCTCGGGCTGAGTAATTGATGGCCAGATCCTCTTCGATGTCGCACAACTCCCCCACCTGCATAGGCCCCAACGCTGCCTCGACTCCCTCCTTGCCGTCCATGGATGTCCATTTGGTATAGGGATCGTCTGGGTTCTTGTTCAGCATCTGGCGAACCTTACGGTTTATGTCCTGGGGCTGTACCATCTTGGGAACTCCCTTGGCCCATTTGATGATTGGGTCAGGCTTGGGCCAGTCCAAGGCCATAACGACATCCAGGTATTCCAACGCCATGCGCTGGGTGGCCGGTGCCACCATCTCAGAGTACGACGACATTTCCATGCCACAGTGGCGTTTGGCCAGGGGCTTGAGGCCTTGGGGTTCGTCTTGGAGGAGATATGCCACAACCATAGTATCGGCAACCCTACGCGGCTTCACGCCCATTTGGGCCAGAACCGGGATGTCGTACAGGGCGTTGTGGATGATCGTCGTAGTGTCTGTGTAGTTCAGGAGGGCATTCAGCGTGAACAGCTCAAGGCCCTGATCCGCCTTCAGGACCCACGATACCCCCGGAGTTGACGTGAACGACATGCACCAGGGGTTGCCGCGTGCCCATTCGGTATCAACAGCCACGGCCTCTGGACGTTCAGCGCACAGGCGTTCAACGTCACGGAGTGTGGCCAAACGATAATCGGGATTAGGGTATTCGTCCACGGCGGGATGAGGCGGGATGAGGCCCTTAATCACGTCTGCAGCAACGGACATATCACGCTGGAACAGGATCATCTTGGAGGGATCATGTAGACCCGCAGCGGGGTGGTATACCGGAATGACCACCACGGGTATGCCCTCGAACTCCATGCTATGCGGGATGCCGTGCACGATGTCCATGTTGACGTCACCTAAGAATAGCCGCGTGGCGGGGGCACCGGCAGCGATTACGTGCGTGGGTGTGTTCAGGATGAAATCAGGGACCAGATGCGCCTGAGTGCACGCAGCAATTTCGTCAGAGTTCGGCACACGGTCACTGTTACTGTGGCATTTGCATACGTTATCAAGACGAACTCCCCTGGACGTAATGCCGTTGATGTCAAGTGCGTGGCGGAGTTCCTCCCCGGACACTCCAACAAAAGGATGGCCAGATCGATCCTCTTCGAATCCGGGGTTCTGGCCGATGACCCAAATGGATGGGTTTGTGGATGGTCCATAATTTTCTCCCCAACATACGTGCTTGCGAGACTTGGCAAGCGGACAAAGGCTACAGGTCGGTCGTGGTGGCATCGGCCCTCTCCCATCCAGGTTGTTGAGTTATAAAATTTACAACACAATCGTGATCAACACCAGCTACATCCATCATAAACTGGATCATGTACTCGGTAGACCGATCCTCGTGTATGCATACTGCATAGGCCATTGCAAGTCGTGCCCTGGTTTGTGCCTTCATCATAACCCCCTATGTGTGGTTGAGTCGTACAAGTGTAGACGATCGGATGCAGGACCGACGAAGCCGATTAGCGTACTCATGTCGTCGTTGCGGCCCCACCTCGTACCATATCGCCCCCAAAGGCGTTTGTACTTCACGTGGAAACGGACAAGGCCCAATAGGTTCATCGGCTCCGGATCGTTATAATCGTGACCGTGAATGTTCTCCATATACTCAAAGCCTTCCCCGGACGCCCATGCCTGAATCGCCCACAACCAACTTGGCATCATGGCAGTCCCAAGCTTGTCCGCCCAGCACAGACGCGACGGGGATCTGTTCATCATCTTGCATAGGTGGCGGGAATGGTACCACACCTCCTCCTGGATGTCGTAGGGATCCGGTTTGCTGATGCGACGCAGCCAACTAAGGCGTATGGGGTGCATGATGCCGTCGTCACCATCCATGGAGTGGCACTGCCAGTAGCCCCAATCGTGGATAAGGATAGCCGTAAGTACGCTGAGGGTCAGGGACGACCATCCGTACAGGACAATCCAACCAACCAGTACGAAGATGGGGTGGATGATAACCTGATGGCATCCGAATAGCAGCGATTTAGTTCCACGTCTCATATCATCCTCCCACCATTGCGTCGGTCCGGTACCCCTGGACCACATCAGATATTCTTTTGATTGCACGAGTAATGTCACCGCCCATTCCAACCCACGCTATAATGTCGTCAATGTCGTCGATGAGAAGTTGAAGTTTTGGTGTGTCAACGCAACCTTGATTGGCAAACTCGGCACCAACCGTTCTGTTGATTATATCCTCTGCCACAGCCCCCCTAACCATCAACTTGACCTTTGATGAACCTTTGTTGGTGGATATGTTGAGCCAATATCCATCCGACGATTTGTGGATCCTAAGCATGGTTTACCCCCTTATTTGTTTGATGATTGATTTGGCCAACTTTGGTCCTATCCCGTCCACAGTTTGAAGCTCCTTCTCGTCGGCGTGTATGACCGCCTCCATATCGGGATAAAATTCCCCGAGCTTCTTAGCCTTATCCCAGCCAATACCGTCAAGTTGGGCGAAGAACCGAGTGGTGAGTCCGGGTTTTCTGAACGTTGCGTGTTCGCGTGGTCGTACCCACTGTGCATGTGATTTGTGATCAGTCCATCTTTTATTCCACCACGCGAACGTGGCGTCGAGCCAGCGCCCTGATTCGGTCATGTTGGATGTGCACACGACGTGGACGCCACATATGTTCGTCAGGGAGTGGCAGAAGTTCCACACGTCCCGCACCATGAACCGGCGCGACCCCTGTGCGGCAGCAATCCACTTGCCCTTGCCCCCAATCCGCATAAGTACGCCGGTGACGGCATGCGGCCTCCACACACCCTCGACCAGCAGATACACCTCGTCGTATTGCTCACGCAGTCCGATCACCTGGTGTCCGGACAAGCGCCCGGACGTCATGGACTGGAGGAGGTCCATCAGGGTCTTGCGCTCAACCCCAACCCCGACTTGGCCCTCAGGACCGTTGCCGGAGAATGCAAAGTCAGCGTAATCCAGGTGGCAGATGGTCTTCGGGGATGTGATGTGGGGGGCAAGCTCCCTGGAACCTGTGCGTGCGTCGATGAGAATCATGTCCGATCCTCCTATTCCCACATGCTCGGATCCACGTTGGGGAGCACCATCGATGCAATGATGGGGAAGCTGCACATGGCACCCCAGAACTCCTGTCCGTTAAGCGCTGGGTTCTGGCGACAGTCGACGATGCGAATTCCAAACATATTTTCGACTTCCTCGTCATCGTCGCGTAGCATCACAGCATTGACCTGGACCAAGTGGCCCGTTTCCGCAAATCCCGCACGTTCGTACTCACCGTTCCACGATGCATCCTTGCCCTTTCCCACATACTGCTTCTTCATTTTGTGGAGCAGGATGACGTTCTTATCGTAGTTGTAGGCCTCACGAATGAACGACCGATATTCCGCGTTGACGGGGCCATAGGCCAGTGGAGGGACGTTGGTGACTCGTCCGAACCGTGCCATGCGACATACCTCCCAAATCTCAGTAGCAGTGTCCATGATGATGGTGCGACACTTGTCGGATTTGAGTTGGGTAAAGTATGCGTCCTTCATGGTTTCAAACTGATCCTTGGCCTGTTCGGGGGCGTCGTCGTCGATCTTGTCCACAGGCATAATCCAAATATCCTTGTCGCCGACGAACTTGTCAATGACGCCCTCCTCACCAATATCGGTGGAAAAGTCGGCAATGGATCCGGGGGCAGTAAGGGCGAAGTGTGTCTTGCCCTGCTTCTCACGAGCAACCACCGACATGATGATGCGGGGTTTGGTGGTCCGGTTCTTTCCGTTGATAAATCCCTTCATTTGGCCTCCTCCCTAGTGATTTGGTCTTCAACAAACGCGTTTGGATCCACTTCAACAAGCAACCCTGTTAATATTTTGCTCACATGTTTTTCGTCGGACATGTCCTTAACCTCCAACTTTGATATGAGTCGGCTTATCACACCAGCATAAGACCTCAGGGTGATGTTGTATCCCTTGCGGTAATACTTCAACACCCGAAGTACGCTGCCTCCTACATCTTCGTCCCGTTTGGGAGATAAATACCGAAGACGTTTGGCGGCAAGGTCTTCATAGTAGGTATCATGCACCTGACCCCTCCACACACCGTCGTACCACATTACAGCACATGTGATGGAGAAATCAAAATCATTCAGGATGTGTTCCGGGTGTTCGTATTTCCATCTGTGAATAATCTGCACCGGATGTTTATACCCAAGGATGGTAAATGCATTTTTGGTTTGGATTGGTTCCTTTTTCAGGCGAAGAAATTGAACCACTTTGTCACAGGTTTCGATAGAATCAACAAACATATCAATGTCGTTGATTGGTTCTCCTGAAATACAGGATCGAATAAACCCTCCACCCACAGACACCTTTATTGGGTTGTCGGTGATGCATTGTGCCACCAAATTTGGCAACCTGCGTTTACACCAGTTTAAATCCTGGGTATTCATCGATTTCATTTTAATACCTCCATTTTGGCTTTGGTTTTGAGGATCATATCCCAGTTGATTTCGAGTTCCCTCTGGTCGAACGTGATTCGGCTCACGCGATATAGCGGCCCCGACCCCTTATAATCACCCATAATGTAGAATATCCGCATCACTGCGACGTTGGTGCCCATGGCATAGCAGTACGACTTGATCTGGGTCATGTACTTGAAGTCATCGGAGGGACAGCGACGTGCAGATTTCCACGTGGCTTTGTACTCTTCGATGACCATGGGCACCTCGTCGAGTGGATCGTCATTGATGCCGTCGGGGGACATCCAAACACCGTCGAGGCAGATCTGGGACGGTCGGCATGCATACTTGTCCGCCATAACTCGGCTGAGCACATCCTCCCACAGCAACCCGATCTCGGCGGTCAGTTCCATATCGGTGAAGCCTGGACCGGAATAGGCTAACCCGGAGTCGATTTCAATCTGCTTGATTACGTCGCTGAGGTGAATGCCTTCCGCTCGTGGTTCGGTGTTGTCGAACATCGTGAAGGGCCACTGGACGTCTTCGCTTGTTATAAGCATCTTCTTCCTCGTACGGACATACCCCCGGATTTCGGTCCCAGGATCGACGGCATTCGCCGTTGCGATCTTCCCATCTACAGTTCATGAAACACATCGGTCCTCCCTGATGAACTAAAGTTCGATCCGGTCTATCATACTACGCACATGTTCATTGATGCGTAATGCGGTACGCGTTATATTCCTCAATCTATCCGCCAATACAACAAGAAGGGTATCTGGAGCTTTCTCTTTTGGGCAAGAAGTAGGCTCTTCCAACCTCATAATTGGGGATATTGCATCACCAATATCACCGATACTTCTGTCCAGTTCATCTACTGCATCCCCCAACTTTGATATCTGGGAATCTATTTGGCCGTTTCTTGCAACACAATCTTCTGATAACATAATATATCCTCCTAAACTGGTTAAGTGATGGTTGCCCCCGACACTGCAGAGCAACCACCTACCATGAGCGTAGTCTCCGACACTGCAAGACTATCCCATGCTCAAGGTCCCATCCTCAAACACCCACGGACCGGCTTCCAGGAATGCCGGTTTGACGGCTAACTGCATGATGCCGTTGCGGTCCGGATCGGTCTTGAGTGCAGCGAACAGAGCCATGGGGAGCTTCTTCTGGTCGATGGGATCACCGGCTGCCAGAAGTTCCATGATCGCCTCGGTGGCCTTATCCGCAAGGGCGTCATCATCGCCACCAGCAACAGGTGCCTTGGCCTCGGCTTTGGCTGTGGCCTTGGTCGTGGTGGTTTTGGCCTTGGCCTTGCCAATGGCCTTACCTTTGGGTTTGGCCTCGCCGGGGAGTTCCAGGATTCCGCTCACGACCACGATGGTGTCCGGACCATACTTCGCCTCGCGTTCCTGTTTCTTCTTGGACTTGACGACGTTCTTGCGTTCCGGCTCGGGGACGCGAATCACGTGAGCCTTGAGTCCCTCCAGTACCGCAATGGAGTCGTCCAGGTTTTCCGCCGGATATCCGGCCTCGACCAGATGCTTGAGGAAGATACCTCCATTGGTGCTCATACGAATGGACGTGGACGTTCCCACAGCCACAAGCTGGGCACCATCATCGCTGGGAACCCAATCGTCGGCCTTGCCCATGGAGTAGTTCTCGACGAACTCCTGACCATCAGCGTCGAAGGTGATCTCCAAGCTGGGTACTCCGGGAACGACGGTTCCGTTGTAATCGAACATGACGAACTTGGCGGACTTGATTTCCACATCCACGTCGTCGATGAGTCCTCCACCTTCAAGAAAGGTTTCGGGGTTGAGAGATGCTGTTTTTGCCATTTTTGGCCTCCTGTGTCGAATGGTTATTGTGAACGGTTAAAATGTGTGTTTACAGTGGCCAAGTCTCGATGTACTCGACCTTTTCCTTGTTGACGTGGATCATTCCACCATCAAGTTTATGGAAATGGGTCCACACAGAATCCCCTTTCCAATCCCCCTTGACAGTTTTGTAATGACCAGACTCAAATGATATGAGTGACTTTTGGC